ATGGTATTCATGCCGCCTGGTAGTGCAAAATCAACCTATGGAAGCATTCTCTTTCCTGCTTGGTACCTCGGGCACTTCCCAGGTCGATCCGTGCTCGCGGCGAGCCATACAACGGAGCTTGCTGAACGCTTTGGCCGCAGAGTGCGAAATCTTGTTAGTGACGTGTCCTTTCAAGGATTATTCGACACGTCACTGGCTGGTGACTCTCAAGCAGCTGGCCGGTGGTCTACTTCGGCCGGGGGCGAGTATTACGCCGCAGGAGTGGGATCGGCAATACTTGGCTATCGCGCAGATCTTGGAATCATCGACGATCCTGTGGCCGGACGCGAAGCCGCCGATTCGGAAACGGACCGCGAAAAAATCTGGGAGTGGTTCAAGTCCGACTTCTACACCCGACTAAAGCCGGGTGCTGCAATCGTCCTAATCATGCAGCGATGGCATGAGGACGACTTAGCCGGAAGGCTCCTAGCCGATTCTGAGCGCGGCGGTGATAAGTGGGAAGTCCTGCGGCTTCCGATGGAGGCTGAACAGGACGACGCCTTAGGCAGAGAGCCCGGCGAGCTTCTGTGGCCAGAATGGTTCACCGAAGACATGCGAACTCAGGCGAAACGTGACCTGAGAAACTGGACCGCCCTTTACCAGCAGCAACCTGTCCCCGATACCGGGGATTTTTTTCGTCGTGAATGGTTTCACCGCTACGAGAAGCTGCCGAAAGGTCTGCGTTTCTACGGCTGTTCAGACTACGCCGTAACCGACAGGGGCGGGGATTACACAGAGCACGGTGTATTCGGGATCGACCCCGAGGAAAACATTTACGTCGTGGACTGGTGGTCGGGTCAGACCGCTGCGGACGTGTGGATCGATGCTCAACTGGACCTGATAGCCAGGCACAAGCCTCTGTTGTGGGTGGGTGAGGCTGGACCGATCAGAAGGGCTATAGAGCCGTTCCTGACCAAGCGTAGCAGGGAGCGCAAGGTGTATTGCCGCTTCGAGTGGTTGGCTTCGATTACAGATAAGCCCACGCGGGCGAGAGCGTTTCAGGCCCGTGCATCAATGGGGAATGTCTACCTGCCGGTTGGAACGCAGGGTGATGAACTCCTGAGCCAGTTACTGCGATTCCCTGCTGGCGCTGTGGATGACAAGGTGGACGTGTGCAGCCTCATCGGAAGGGCTTTGGATCAGACAAAGGGCGGAATCGTGCCGAAGACGAAGGACGAGCCGAAGCGTGACTCATGGGGTCCGGCTTACGTAGAGAGGGAGCAATCGTGGAAAACGGTGTGAGCTTTGCGCTACGAGACCTCGGATTCCAGCTCGGCATCGCCTGGAGGCACGCAGATGGTCGATCAGCCGTGAGTATTCAGCTGCCGCGCCAAGTTGAGACCGTCGAGGAAGCGTTGTTTTGCATAGACGGGAAAACGCTGTGCATCTCGGACAGCGCATGGCTGGATTCGAGCGGCGAGACGTCGCGATGAAGTGCAAGAACAAGCTCTGCGACCTACCTATACGTCATGCCGGACGATGCAAGCGATTAACAGGTGCGATTAACAATGAACCTGCGATTAACACGGTTAGCCATTCTCAAGCGCAGCCCGAGATGGGTGCAGCGGTGGTGGCAGCGTCGGTTGATGCGGAGGCTCGTGCGCCGAATGGCCGTAGCAGGGCCGATTACAACCGATACATGCGCGACTACATGCGCCGCAAGCGAGCGGGATTTATAGGAATCCCTTACGGATGACTTCAGCCGTAGCAGCCGTCGAGGATGGCGTAATCGCAGGTGCGGTTATGGGCTCGCCTGAGCTGCTGACAGACCTCCTACAGAAGTTCCGTTCGGCTGTAGATGCGACCTCGACCTCACGGAAGGATGCCGAGCGCGATCGAGACTACCGGGACGGTAAGCAGTGGACCTCTGCGGAACAGGATGAGCTTAGAAAGCGTAACCAGCCCTGCATCACGATCAACCGGATCAAACCGAAGGTTGACTTCCTGCTCGGATTGGAGCGAAAGCAGCGGAACGATCCTAAAGCCTTCCCTCGTACGCCTGGAGACGACAACGGGGCGAATGCTGCGACAGATGGCATTCGGTACGTGCTGGAGAACAACCACTTCGACGCTATCCGTTCGCAGGTCTTCGAGAACATGCTGGTCGAAGGCATGGGCGGGTGTGATATATCGGTCGACCCCGGAAAGAAAGATGGCGAGTACCGCATAACGATCAAGTGGGTGTCGTGGGACAGGCTGTTTTTCGATCCGCATTCGCGCAGGGAAGACTTCTCGGATGCTCGTTATCTCGGGCAAGTGGTCTGGATGGACGAGGCCGAAGCGAGGGAAATGTGGCCCGACGCGAAGAATGTATTTGACGAGACTACGAGATTTGAAGGTCACACAGACACGTATGAAGACCGTCCGCAGGATCGGTGGGTGGACCCGGAGCGCAAGCGTGTTCGCATCGTGGAGATGTGGTGCAAGGTTGCTGGTGCGTTCAAGCAATACAAGTTCACGAAGGCGGGGCTATTGGAAGACCCGAAGGACTCGCCTTATGTAGACGAGGAAGGCCGTCCTGAGTGTGCATTGGAACTGGCCTCGACGCATATCGACCGGGACGGCAACCGTTATGGGGTTGTGCGCAACTGGATCGGGGTTCAGGACGAGATCAACAAGCGCAGGAGCAAAGCCCTACACCTGTTGTCAGTACGGCAGGTCCGGTTAGAGACTGGTGCGGTAGAGAGCGTCGAAGCCACTCGCAGGGAACTGGCACGGCCGGACGGGGTGATCGAGACGACGCCGGGAATGGAGTTTGAAATCCTGCCAACCGGAGACATGGCGGCGGCGCAGTTTCAGCTACTCCAGGAAGCGAAGCAGGAAATTGACTCTGTGGGCGTGAATGCGGCGTTGTCAGGCACCGAAAGCAGGGCGATGTCCGGCAGAGCCTTAATCGCTCGCCAGGAAGGCGGAATGGCCGAGCTGGGGCCGATATTCGACCAACTCAGGCTGTGGCAACTGAGGGTGTATCGGAAGGTCTGGAACCGCATCCGCCAGTACTGGACCGAAGAGAAGTGGGTGCGGATCACTGACGACGAGAAGGTACCTAAGTACGTAGGTCTGAATCACCAGACGACCAAACTACAGCAGATAGTCGAAGAAGCTCAGAAGCAGGGTCAGCAGATTCCCCCTGAGCAACTGATGATGATGCAGCAAGACCCGGCGATGATGAAGCCGGTTGTTGAAAACAACGTCGCTGAGCTTGACGTTGACATCATCCTGTCCGAAGTGCCCGACACTGTTGCTATCCAAGCTGAACAGTTCGAGCTTCTGGCGAAGATGGCTCAATCTGGAGTCCCGATTCCCCCGGATGCGCTGGTAGAAGCTTCTGGTATTAGGAACAAGGACAAGATCCTGGAGAAAATGGGCGCCGCTCAGGGCCAGATGCCGCCCCAAGTTCAACAGCAGATTCAGGCGGCTCAAGAACAGATGCAGGCGGCGGGTCAGGAAATAGCGAAGCGCGAAGAACAGGCTAAGGCGCAGGAACAGCAGATGAAGGAAGCTGCTCATCAGCTAGAGCTTCAGGAGCGTGACCTGAAATACCGCGAAGATATGCTGATATTGCAGGAGCAGCTCGCCAAGGCTGAGATCGAACTGGCTACAGCGAGGGGTGCGCAACGCATACAGCAGGCTAACCAGCCGGTGTCGGTTCAGTGACGACGCCTAATGCAGTAAGACCCTTACGCAACCTCCCCGGTCAGCATCCAAGGTGCTGCCGCAACCCCGATGTGAAGAAGATCACATGGGACGGGGAGAAATGGATATTCCTGACGGAGTGGCGGATTAGCTTCTGTCCGTTCTGCGGAACAGCGCTATTGCCCAAGCCATGAACGAGGGGGCTGCGTTGTGCCTTGTATTGGGTGCCGATGGTGTTTACAGAGTTTATTCGCTCAGTGATTCACTGACCTGCAAATACGTTGAAGGCGTTGGGTGGTTTGATGTGTTGGAACCCGTAGGGGACGAGCTTTAATCCTGCCCGAAGGCGTAATATTCGTAGTGGTTACTTCCTACGGAGGCCGTAATGTCTAGTGATGGAGCGACATTCTTGGACGAGAAGGTCAGCATTCGTTTTGTTGAGCAATATTCAGATGGTGGTCACGCCTTCGATGTCATAGGCACGGGCACAATGCCGGACGGGGTGCGTCATAAATATGCGGTGCGTCTGAATCGCAATACGATTGGCGCGCCGCCATCTGATGATGAAGTAGCGGTCTTGAGGGATAAGGTCATCGAATTGTTTATGCGGAATATGCCTTCGTGGCACGCGGTATTAGATCATCACATGCGTAAAGCCTAATCCAGTAAACGAACAGCTTTCAAAGAGAACCCCGCACGGGAAACCGGCGGGGTTTTTTCATGGGCCGCCGCCACAACGGGCGATCAGGACGACGCTGCACGGTCGAGTAGGAGCAAACGATGCCGATAGAAGAGCTTTTCCCCGCAGAACCGGAGCAACAGGAAGTTGAGCAGCCTGTAGAGCAACAGCAGCAAGCTGAACAGGTCCAGCAACCCGAGCAACGGGAACAGGTCGAGCAGCCCGCGGAGCCGACAGCCGCACCAGCGGAGAAGACAGTCCCTCTAGCCGCATTGGAGGATGAACGTCGCAAACGGCAGGAGTACGAACGACGGCTTGCCCAGTATGAGAA